TAAGAACACTCCCGCCCGTCAATGTCAGCCCCACATGCTGCCAGAGTTTGAAAAACGCTAGTTAATGTCAAGTAGAACGGCTGGTACGCCAGCGGGATATCTCTCTCCCCTCCACTCAGGACACCGGCTTGATCTGAGCACAAGTTGAGGTGAGTTGGAACAGTCTTCGAACCGAGCACCGCGAAGTGTTTTGAGTCGAGTTGTTGATGGCGGTGTGCTGCAGATCCGCCGTACGATGTCGGTAGTACCTGCCCGAGAGTAGGGAGAGACCACGGGCACCTCGCGTAGGCCACTCCGTCAAGCAGCTGAGCGAGAGATCCGTCTGAACCGAGCTCGCTCCAGATCATAGTCAAGGCCTTGAGATCTTGGACCGTTGAAGACGATGATAGTATGCGGAATCCATGAGAGCTCATTTTCTGTCTAGTCTTGGTTCCGAAGTTTGGAGCGTACGGTCCAGCTGTAGTCAGCATCTGTTCCCCCGAGACTGCTCGCGTTGAGGCACTAATCCTCGACGTCCCAGACGGGGTGTGACCGAGTTTAAAATCAAACGGTGTATACACGCCGATGCAGCGGTTCTCAACGCAATCCCCCCATAATCTCCTTAGCGCCTTGCAGCAAGCATAAGGCGTGAGTTTGGTCGCCGGCAATTTTTCTTTAACGGCGATAATCGAGCGGTTTCGAATGCTCCGTAGGAGCGATTGGTTAGAGTGCGCGATAGCACCGATGAAGCTGGTCGAATTGGTGATTCGAGTTATGGTGCGAGTCATCACAAATCTTCCGAACAAAGAATCTCGCACACCTGCAGGGGATAGCTTGTAGATGTCCGCCATAATCTGGGGATAGAATGGTCGAGTCTCACATAGTCGGCTGAGCAGAACGGCTGCAGGCCCTTCGGCTGTGTGGGACACTATTTGCTTGATGTCTCGGTTCTTGGCGAGGCCTGGAAGGCTTGCAGCGACCTCATCCTTGATCAATCTCGCCATATCTTTCGGGCGGTTAAGGGGTATGGAGTGAGGGTCCAGGAGGAGTTGGGTCAGGTCAGGCTCGGTTGGACTGTACTCTCCTCGCAGGAGGTGCCGCATGTCGGACCCGAGCTGCGGCACGCTGTGTTGCAGTGACAGAACTGCGGCTACGTCCCATGACAAGTCGTCTAGCTCACCCTTCATAAAGAACCGTGTCCACGGCATCATGGGGAGTCCCCCTAGTGAACCCGGGAGTAAGAACACGAATTCTCGCAATCCCACATCTGCTGCAATGGCCTTCAGAAGTCTATGTTCAGAGGTGTACAGTCTGCACCGGGATCTGTAGTCGAATAAGTTCAACACCAACCAGTGCTTCCAGAAAATAGCATGAGCTGTAATGTAGACACTATCTGCGCAAGCCATTGCTGTGGCGTTGGCGGCAGCTACCTCTTTCCCGAGAGATGGCACGTCAATCTCATCTCTCCTAAAGGATCTCGATGCGAACTTAAGGTTGTAGAGAATTTGGGCTCCATTCACGTATATCTCCTTACTGTAGGTGAGGACAGTAAACGAGTCGATACACTCCTCGGGTTTTACAGTGTGGTTGAGCCAGCGAGACCGGATCTCCATCCGAGCTAGTAGCCTTTGGAGCTGCACTGCAACACTGAGTTCGGTATTGTTGAAGTGGAATGCGAAGATGACGTTATCTCCCTGAAGCGCCATATTATAGGACACGTCGAGATCAGAGGTACAATACACACACAGCGCTATGGTCACGAATGACCATTGTCCCTGCCCCAGTCCTTCGAGTCCATTCTTGTGAGATCTCCACACCAGGTCAGATTCTGGCCACTGCGTTATCGGAATAGTTGGATCTGCCCCCTCTGGGAGCGTGTGCTTGTCCGCTAGGACAATGGTCGCCTTCGAGAAGAAGGCGTGCATTAAATTGAACGTGTTGTCCATCCCAAAGATGTCATTTAGCTCATACGAGATTGGGTCGACCACTTCAGGGCACATTGCTAAATTCCAACTCGAGTAATCACCTTCAACAAGGCACTTCTTCCGAGCTGTTGCTTCTCGCACGAGGTGATAGAGTCTTTTCTTCTCATCCGCATTAGACATCGTCATTGTTTGGTGAGGAATATACTTCTTGAGGAATTGTTCCTTAATGTTGTATTCGAGAAGCGCCATCAGAGCTCTCATCTCGATCGTCATTTTGGCGAAGCACCTTGCGCTGTCTTTGAACTCCCTCTCTTTCTGAGTGAGCTCGATCACTAGTTCATCCTCCAAGAAGCCCTTCGACCTCACTCGGTCGATCAGCGCGCGAGTGTCGAACTCAGTCATCGTCAAGATTTTCTGGAGCAGCCGCCGCGGCTCGTGCTTTGAACCGCCAAACCAGAACTTTGACATCTCAGCCGCACCCGGACAGATCGCCTTGTCGTCTAGGAGTTTCAGGTAGTCCTCGGAGTAATCAAACTCTATGAACTTCCCAAAGACCACTGTGTCTATCTCAGATAGTGGGTACGATCCAAGGTTCAGAGTGGTGACCCGGTTACGGTAGTGTCGCCCAAGCTCAGTATTACTTGGGGGTGGGCAGAGCATGGGTGGCCAGTCGCTGTGGACACGGATGTATCCCGATAGGATGAGGTGCTTAGCTGTTCGCGTGACATACCGGATGTGCGTCACGCTGCACGTCTTTGGAGCTTTGACTGCTCTCTGCACAGTTTTTGCTGATTTTGAGGGGTAAACAGTGGGATGACCTGAGAGCTTTGTCAGGCCGAATAGCTCAGCAGCGTCGTGTATCGATGTCACCTGTTGGACCAGGGCATCCAGCTCAGTCGTAAGGGGGGTGCGGTCGTCGAGCTTTGCTTCCTTAGCCCGTACCTTATCAATGGTCCTCGAGTATGAGGAGTATTCCAGGATATCCCCCCCGCTCAAAGACGTCAGGTGCGTTTTGAATACTGCTTCTGGTGCCTTGACGAGCACGAACCCCTCGTTTCCGTAGGATGTCAAGACCTTCTCTTGCCAGGTGAGAATTTCATCAACGAGCCTTGCCAGGGATGCTGATCCGTTGTGAAAGCCGAACTGCAAGGCACTCTCAACGTGATATCGAGAGGCCATGGCATCCTGTATCATCTGTAGCTGTTCGAACGTTGCCAGTCGCCATGTGTCCCACGGCAACAACTTCAGTAGGACAAACCCTTCACACGCTACCACCTTGAGATTCGAGTACTTCACTTTCTTTGGGCGCGGGTTTCGCCCGTATGCTCCTCTGTAGTGGTCAACAGCATCAGACCACACACGAGCACGACCCGCTGCCGCATGCAACCTCACGTTATCGTGGAGTCTGCAGGATAACTTAGCACGAACTCTCTCCACTTCCTCTGCTCGTACTACGTCCTTCAGGTGCTGGAGATACGCACCCAACTCTTTGTCGTAGAGGTGGTTAGCTTGGCGGAACAACTTATCTGTGTCGACTGACAGTTCTCCGCACTCTCGATATAGGATTGGGTAATCTCGAGCATCTAAGATCGTCGGCTCAAAGATGCAAAAGTCCATTGCGCGACTGTATGACGTGACATACCGACGGAAGTCTGAAAATTGCAGTTCAGGGTGTCGGTTGAGGCAACGGTGGAGGACGGACTCTCGGTGATTACAGCGACCTGTACGCTTAAAGCCGGGTGTCTCGCTCTCAGCCAGTTGCACGAATCGTTGGAGCCGCTCTAAGAGCGATACGGTTATCGCGCTGTCCAGATGTTTTTCAGGCGTCTGGTGGCGGCTAGCCTGCACTCCGTCCTCGAGGATGTCTCCAGACTCTTCTCTGTCAAGTAGTGGATCCATAGTTAAATCCTAGTTTCTGTAAATGACCGCAAAAGGAGAGTTAGCACGCATCAAGCTCAAGGTGGGGTTGCTTCCCTAACAGTTTACTCGGCATCGTTGTCGTCGTCTTCTCCAGATAGCTTCCTGACTCCGAGCTCTGCCATTTTGGACTCGACTATGTTGCGCTGGGCTTCAGTCATGGATCCACCTCCATAGTTGCCGATGGTGGCCGAGTGGTAAGTCATCACGTGCTTGCAGACTCCCACGAGGTTCTCGATCTGGTTGTACGAGACGGGGACAAAGCGGTTCCCGTGAATTGCCTTCAGGAAGGGGCGCTGATCAGCCGGGGCTGATTTGATGAGCTTGAAGGCAACGTTGGCCGCGTTAAATTGCGGCGTGAGCTCCGGGAAAGCCGCTCTAGTCCAGGCGTACATGCCCGTTACCTGACGGATCACGCGGATTCCCCCATCCCACTGTCGACGAGGAGTTGGAATTGGTTTGAGAAAGCCTGAGCGGCCCCCAGAATCGCATCCGGGAGGCAGGCAATCGTCTGAATCGTCATGTGCCCTCTCAGTGGCAGGCGAGAGTTGAAACTGGCGTTCACTTTCTGGAGAATCGGATCGTCGAGCAGCGGAGAGTCCGGGACGAAGATTTTGGCATCTCCGATTACACCTGCAACAGCTGATCCCTGACGGCGCTCGTTGAAAGCCGTCCGGTTTTGGGCAGTCAGCTTCTTGTTCCCGGCAATGAACAGCACTCCGAAGTATGCACCAAGCTCATCCTCGTCAGCTTCCATCAAGGTGACGAGCTCGCCCTTTGTGACCTCTTCTTCGTCATTGAAGTTGGTTTTGATGATGGCATCATCAGCAACTGCATCATCTAGTGCCATCTGGAGGCCCGTCAAGTCTTCGGGTTTCTCCGTTGACCCGGTGAAGTTCCCTCGCTTTCCAAGGATGACAGCGGTAGCGCTGGCCAAGGCCCGCATAACAACATCTTTGTCTTGCGTCTTCAGGATTTGAAGCGCCATGTAGTATGCTACAGGCATCGGCCCAGTCACGACTTGGTATGACTTCGTGATGGGACGGAGAGTTGGGATGACCCCCTTTGTCGCCGCATGAGTGAGCTCGGTTGTATCACCTTCCCACAAATCCATTCGGAGCGTTCCGAGAGCGCTGGTTGCCGCCATCCTTTCAATGTTCCGACTGGAGTTGCTCCACTGCTGGCGTGTTGTGTGCTGTCGGTTAAGAAGGCGTCAACCTCGGTCTGCAATCCTAGTTTCTATAAATAGCACAACACGACGTGGTTCAGCGAATCCGGTGTTTCGATCTGTGTGACTTCACTCCGTCGCCGGGGGGCTCAAGCTCGCCCCGCTTGGGCTTCGCAAGCATATCAAGC